CTGTTTTTCTTTGGGCAACGATGTTCAAAGACGAAGCGTATGGCTTCGTCAGTGCCGCGGTGAAGACATTTATCGCTTCTGATGAGAAAGGTTTTCCTCCGCACATCGGAGCGATCAAGTCAGCGAGTGCAAAACTGACGCAACCGGAAGCACTCACCGAAATCGAGGCATGGAACATCGTCCGCAGAAAGATGAGCTGTTATGCGACGCGCGCGGATTTTCTCTCACTTCCTCCGGTGATACAGCGTGCGGTCGGCAGCGCATCCCAGCTGTGCCAGTGGGCGATGACCGATATGGAGAGTTTGCCCGTGATTCAGTCCAATTTTATGCGCTCGTTTCGCGCAGCGCAGGCGGCAGAACAACAGCGAGAAAGAATCCCCAAGGATGTGCTTGCCCTGATGGATGGACGTAAACAAGCGATGCTGCTGGAGCAAGAAACACCTGATGAATGCAAGCAAGGTGCTTGAGGACCTGTGAGATAAAGAAAACCCGCAACAAGCTCTCTCTGGGCTCCAATTGCCCTCAATAGCTAATCACGGGTTCATGAACATAATATCGCGGCAGGAGAAACCTGTCAATGGGAAGGAGTTCAACTTGACGATAGATGACCTGAAAAACGTGCGCCGCCAGAAGCTGCGCGTTGAATCACTTCAAGAGCGCATCGAGCAGCTTCGCTCGCGCGCGGAGTACACTCAGCAGCAGCTTGGTGAGTGTGGTCGCAGCGATCCGATGCGGGATCGGCTAGTGGAGTATGTCGCGGAACTGGATGAGCTGGAGCGACAGTTGACCGGCGAGATGATTTTGCTGGAGAAGCAGCTTGTCGTTGTGGATGCGGAGTTGGCGAAGTTGCCGGAAAATCAGGAGAAGGTTCTAAGGTTGAGATATATGGAGGGGATGAGTTGGAGAAAGGTGGCCGCAAGAACTAAGTATTGCGAACGCCAATGTATAAGGTTGAGCAGGGGAAATAGTTTCAACCTTTGAATAATTCTGTTTGTCAGTTATCTCCTCTTTTTAACAAAGAGCTTGATAAACGGTGCAAGTAAACCCATGAGAAATAAACTTGTGTGCTTATAGGAACGATTATAAGCGGTTCGTCTGCGCTGGGATCTGCGTGAGTATTTCGAGTAGTTCATGATGAATCTCCTGTGTAAAGAGTTATTGTATCGAGGTTTAGAAAATGTTCATCTAAATAGATTTGTCTTCACTTGTTTCATAACCAATCTGCCAAAAACACATATCGATAATTTTCATTGAAGGATATTTGATTTTTCTATTAATCTCGAATGAGAATTCCCCATATAGTGCATTATTTGCATTGTAGAAACCAACTAAACTTCTCAAAGATTCTTTTGTAAAACTCTGCGATGCGATTCCCGTGATTCTTAATCCGGTCTTGAAAAAGCGATCATAAGCAGGAACGCATCCAAGTGTTCCTAGAAGCACCTTAGTGATCAAGGTGTCTGTAACTTCTGAATTGCATTCTTTTGCAAACGGGGTGTAAGCTTCACGAATTTTCCCTGCGAGCGAGAAAACGCTATCAAGGTACGTCTCCGTCTTATTAATATTATTGTCAAGTATTATTCCGGATAAACTCGAATATTCTTTAGAGAAAATCAAATCAATAACGTCCATATGAATAAGATAGTCTTTTTGCATCAAAAAGCTGTTGCGCAACATACCCCAACTTGCTAGATACCAAGCTAAATGTAAACATGCGAAATCACGAATTTTTGCGGTGGGATTAACGCGATTCTCATAGAAATAACTATAGCAATGTTCCCAAGAAAGATATCGGGCATGAGAATCACAGCGAATTGTTGAATAATACTTATTTGACTTTTCAAAAAGTTCATGTGCATCAAATATCTTATTTGATGCATTAAAAAGTCGAGAAGTGATGTCAGGCTCTGAAAAGCGTGGGATTATATGATCAGTAACGGGGATTTCATAAGAGAACGGTTGTATCGCTCCAACTTTGCGAAGTTTCCTTAATTGAACCATTTCCTCTAACTTGCTAAAAACTGTAGACTGGTGCTGTCCTTTTCCATAAATCGCCTCAGCAATTTCTCGTGCTGTCATTGCTACGCCTTTTGTCTCGAGGAGATTTAGAATGAGTTTTTCTTTTTCGCCGTAATTTAGCTTCATAATAACCTCAAAATTCCGATATCTATTATGATTATCAGGTGAGATATCGGAATTATACTATATGGATATGTTTAATTGAAATAGTTAAGGCATCGAGATATGATAATTTACATGTAATCTATTTCAGTGAATTGCATGGTGCATAATGTAGTGATAATATAAAAAATAAGACAAATGCCATTATCTGCGTAAGTAATTTGAAATCCAATTAAGATTCATTAAAGGGTAAATGAAATGAAACAGAATATATGCAAAAATTGCGGAGCACACAGCTTCCTTGAAGAAAATGGTTATTTTGTATGTGAGTATTGCAATTCGAAATACTTGGTAACTTCGGTTGAGGTTCCTCAGCCGATACCAAAAATAGCCCTCGATGAAGATATAAAATTGTTGCTAAAAAAGTGCCAGGACGATCCTATCCATGCTAACAGATACGCTGGTCTGGTTCTAGATATTGATCCGAATAATAAAGAGGCTGTTAGATATCTGATGAAGAAATAACTGCGGAGGAAATTATGAAAGCAACAGACAAACAGACTGGTTTTCAAGTAGATGATTTCTTGCAGAAATTTGCGGAGCAAAGAGAGCGCAGAGAGGCTGAAGAAAGAGCAGTTCAGGAAAAAGCAGAAGCAGAGAAGCAAGCAGCGTTATCTAGAATTCTAATAACGTCTGGCTTCGATTTTGAAGGATATAGAATCACAAAATACTCTGGCTATATTTCTGGCGATGATGCTATAAATGTTGATCGTGGACTTACAATATTTGGAGCGGGTACAAATGTCAAAGACAAACTTATGGAATCGCTCGTCATTATTAGACGAAATGCTTTAGCAGAGTTAAAAGAGTCTGCATATGCACTTGGTTGCAACGCCATAATTGGCGTGGATTTCGACTATATCACTTTAGATCCACAAACAGCAAATATCATGGGTGGCACGACGTATCAACCCTATGTATTTGGCGTTACTGCTAATGGCAATGCAGTAATAATCGAGAAAATAACCGAGTAAAGTCGATATCTTTCAAGTATTATTGTTGCCTAAGCACAAGCTATAGTTATCGATGATGCTTATTTCATATCCCGCAAGATGGCTTCGGAGGGCTATTATGATAATCAAGTGTGTTGACTGTGGAAATCAATTTGAGTTTTCAGAACAAGAGATTGCTTTTTATAAGGAACACGCTTTTGCTCCGCCAAAAAGATGCAAGCTATGCAGAGATATACGAAAGAAACGCAGCCAGTACGATTCTGAAACAGCAAAAGTAGGATATAAAGTAAGCAGCTTCTTTGAAAACGCGAAGATAAACGAATCACTTATCGATGTAAATAATAAAGATGGAAGCTCTCAGAAGTCCGTCTATGTTATTTGTGCAGAAAAAGACAATCAAACCAGGTACATCAATTGGGACGAGCGCAGCAGTTCATATTCTTTTGTTAATTCAATTAGTCAAGCTTCGGAGTATAGGGCAACCGAAACATTTGAAGAATTCTACAGGAACGTCCAAAGGGTCTTCCCAAACATGCGTATATCATTAAAAGAACACATGTATTTCGAGCCTAATGAGAAGATTGACTTAAGTAGTCTTGATGATAACTACCATTAAGATAGTATCTTTCTTGAACGGCATATTAAATCTTTAACGTTGATAATAACTATCATTATGACCCTTTATGTTCATTACCTGCCTCTTGCATTGTCCATCAATGTCATATTTACACATGATAGACTGTGTATGTGAAAGACTGTGGAGGCCACGCAACCTCTTTTCTTCTATCCCTCGACGCCAAGCGGCGTCATTTTTGTTTTTGGAGGAAACATGCAGATCACCGATAAATTCGAGATCGTTCCAGTTGCCGAGATCAAGCCGGACGAGCACAACGCCCGCAAGCACAGCGACGAGCAAATTGCGGAGTTGAGGCGCTCAATGCGGGAGTTCGGCTTCGTCAATCCGCTCCTTATCGATAAGGACAAGAAGATCATCGCGGGTCATGGTCGGCTCGTCGCGGCAATCGCAGAAAGCATGACCGCTGTGCCGTGCATCTTTGTGGAGCATTTGACAAATGCGCAGTGCCGCGCCTATATGCTAGCGGACAATCGCCTCGCGGAGCACGCGACATGGGATATCAATCTTCTGAACGAGGAGCTGAAGTTTCTGGACGATCTCGGCTTTGACGTCAGTATCACAGGTTTTGATCTGCCGGAGTTGCAGCAGGAAGCCGTAGACGATGGATACGAGCCAGAGCTGCCAGCGACACCGAAAAGCAAGGAAGGCCAGATCTATCGACTCGGCCGGCATCGGCTCAAGTGCGGCGACAGCACGAACGCGGAGGATGTGTCTCTGCTCATGGATGGCGCGCAAGCAGACATGCTCTTGACCGATCCGCCGTACAACGTGGACTACAAGGGCAAGACGAAAGCGGAGTTGACCATCGAGAACGACGCGCAGTCGGACGATGCGTTTCACGAGTTCCTCGTCATGGCGTTCACCAACGCGCAGGAACACATGAAACCGGGCGCGGTGTTCTATATCTGGCACGCGGACTCAAACGGATACGTCTTCCGCGCGGCGGTACAGGAAGCGGGGTTGACCGTGCGCCAGTGCCTGATCTGGATAAAGAACAGCATGGTCATGGGGCGACAGGACTACCAATGGAAGCACGAACCGTGCCTCTATGGCTGGAAGGAAGGTGCGGGCCACCTCTGGGCGAGCGACCGCAAGCAAACGACCGTGCTAGAGTTTAATCGACCGACGCGCAGCAAAGAACACCCGACCATGAAGCCGATCCCGCTGTTCGATTACCAGATGCAGAACAACACCAAGGGCGGGGATATCGTGCTGGATCTCTTCGGCGGTTCTGGTACGAGCATCATCGCAGCAGAGCAGAACGGTCGCACGTGCTACTGCATGGAAAAAGATCCGCGGTACGTCGACGTCATCATCGACCGGTGGGAGAAGTTCACCGGGGAAACGGCGGTGCTGATTCATGGTTGACGTTGCAGGTCATCAGGAAAAGCTGAAACAGGCGAAGGCGGAGTACAAACGCGCAAGCGGCTATCGGCGCAGAGACCTCGGCAAGTATATAAAGCGTCTACAGAATGAAATGCGTGAATGCAGCATGCACCAGAACGGTACATATGGAAAAGCAAAGACACCGTTAAATGTTGGGTGAAAGGCGACAATTGCCAATGACCAACAATAACGATGTCTTTCTTCTATTATCATTCTAGTTCGTAGAGAATGCAATAGTTAAACGCAAATAGAGGAACAGCAAGTGTCATCGAATCCGGCGTACAACAAGCAGCGGCACCGTGATTGGTCTGCTGCGGTCATGCGCAGAGACAAGTATCTCTGCCAGGACTGCAAGCGGTACGGCAGGACGGTGGCAGCGGACGTTGCACATCATGTTGAGCCGATCAGCGAGTGTCCTGACCTTGCATACAGTATCAAGAACGGTATCGCGCTCTGCCATAAATGCCACTCCAAACGACACCCGGAGAAAGGCGGCAGGCATTAGCCCCCCCGGTCAGTGTAATCTCATGAAAAGATACCGCGACCGGGGGCCATCCCCTTTTCCAAGTGTGCGCGATGAATGAAGGGGGTATCGGGAAAAACTCCCCGGAAAAAGGAGGGTGAAACAGCATGCCTAGACCCCAAAAAACATGGACGGCTAGGGACTTTGAGCAGTTCGAAGCCCTCTGTAAAATCCAGTGCTCCAAAGCGGATATTTGCGCCGTTATGGACGTCTCGGAAAAGACGCTTGACCGCATCGTCCGGGACAAATACAGGTACACATTCGAAGGGATACAATCCCGATTCCGGGCATATGGAAAAGCATCTCTGCTGCGCTCTCAGTTCAAGCTCGCTGAGCGCAACCCCAGCATGGCGATCTGGCTTGGCAAGCAGTATCTCGGCCAACAGGACCCGTCCATGCGGCGGCCGCCCGGCGGCGCAGGAAACGACGCTTCGCAGCTGGACGCGTTTCTAGATGAAGCCGACCGGATATGACGTCGTTGTCGAATATGCCCGAAGCATTGTAGACGGCAAGAAGATCGCCTGCCGGGAGAAAATACAGGAATGCGAGCGGTTCTTCCGCGACCTCGAAAACCCCGCTTACGAATTTGACTGCAAAGACCCGGAGTTCGTCATCCGCTTCATCGAAACATGCGTCAGACACAAGGAAGGCGAATCGCTCAAGGGCGAGCCGCTGCTGGGCAAGCCACTGCTGCTCGAACCCTGGGAGAAGTTCATCGTCTACAACCTGCTCGGCTTTCGGCTGAAGGGAACAAAGGAGCGCCGCTTTAAAGAGGCGTTCCTTTTTGTTGCACGCAAGAATGGCAAGACCCCGTTCTCCGCGGCGCTTGCACTGGCGCTGGCGTTTCTGGAGCGTAGGAGCGGATCTCGCATCTACATCGTAGGCGCTGCGCTCAAACAGGCGCGGCAGGCGTTTGATCATATCCTCTTCAACCTCGATCAGATGGGCGAGCTCAAGAAGTTCCGCGTGCTGGACAATAACGCCGAGCACTCGATCACGCGCACGTTCTTCGATCAGGGAAAAGCTTCCGGATCGCTCCGCATCGAGGCGCTGGCCGCCAACCCCGACAAGCAGGACTCACTGGTTGCCAACATCCAGATCTGCGACGAGCTGCACGCCTACAAGAGCGCGAAGCAGTACAACGTCATCAAAGAATCGGGCAAGGCGTACAGCAACCGGCTCTGTATCGGGATCACGACCGGTGGCGACAATCCGACCGGGTTCTGTTATCAGCGGCTGCAATATTGCCGGCGCGTTCTGAACCGGACGTGTCCGGACGAGCAGCTGTTCATCTTCATCTGCAAAGCGGACGAAGATCTCAATGGCGATGTCGACTACACCAGCGCAGCCGAACAGGAAAAAGCAAATCCGAACTACGGTGTCTCTATCCGTCCCTCCGAGATCATGGACGATGCGATCCAGGCGCAGAACGATCCGCAGCAGCGAAAAGATTTTTTAGCAAAGCGTCTGAACATCTTCACGTCCGCCATGAAGGCATACTTCGACATCGAGGAGTTCCGCAGAAGTGACGCGGAGTACAGCTGGACGATCGAGCAACTTAGTAAGCTTCCGATCAAGTGGTACGGCGGCGCGGACTTGTCCCGCCTGCACGATCTCACCACCGCGGCGCTGTACGGTACCTACAAGGATGTGGATATCGTGATTCCGCACTGCTGGTTTCCCGTCACGGCGGCATACCGCAAAGCGGACGAGGACAACATCCCGCTCTTCGGTTGGAAAGACGACGGTTGGCTCACCATGAGCAACGCGCCCACGGTCAACCATGCCGAGGTCGTGAACTGGTTCAAGCAGATGCGCGCGGCAGGATTTTCCATCGCGGAGATCGGGCACGACCGCAAGTTCTGCCGGGAGTACTTCATCGGGATGAAAGCGGCAGGCTTCAAAGTGTTTGACCAGCCGCAGTACTTCTACAAGAAGTCGGAGGGCTTCCGGCATATCGAGGTCAAGGCAAAGAACCAGCAGCTCTACTACTGTCACGCCGCTCCGTTCGAGTACTGCGTGCAAAACGTGCATGCCATCGAAAAGACGGACGACATGATCCAGTACGACAAGATCGAGCCGGAACAGCGAATCGACGTATTCGATGCTTCGGTTTTTGCATGCGTCCGGATGCTCGAATCCCTCGAGCGCAGCCGCAAGGCCCAGAAATGGCTGGAGGAAGAATAGATATGGCAAAGAAACACGCGCGAAACGCGCGCGCACCCACCGAGCAGCGAACGGTCAGCGGTCTGACATGGCTGTGCTCGCCGGACACCTACAGCCTCTTAACCGGGTATACACCGCTTTCGGAGAACCCTGAAATCCAGACCGCGATCCAGCGCATCGCGGATCTCGTGAGCTCCATGACCATCCACCTCATGGAAAACGCGCGGGATGGAGACAAGCGGATCAAGAACGAGCTCTCCCGCAAGGTGGACATCACTCCCTGCAAGTACATTACACGTAAGGCGTGGATTGAGACCATCGTCAAGGACATGATCATCGGCGGCAACAGCATCCAGATCCCGCATTACCGCGGGAACCTGCTCGACGACATCGAGCCGCTCGCGCGGAGCAAGTATTCCATCCTCGACCGCGAGTACGGCTACGACCTCCTGATCCGCGGGGAACGGTTCGAGCACGATGAGGTGCTGCACTTCATTCTCAATCC